AATCGTAATGACCCTGCAAAACTTGGTAGAGTACAAGTCCGTTGTTTAGGATACCACACAGAAGATTTAAACGAAATCCCATCTGCAGATTTGCCATGGGCTCATGTCATGCATCCTGTTACCGACCCTGCCATGCAAGGTCTAGGAAACTCACCTAGTTTTCTAACCGAAGGAACATGGGTAGTCGGATTCTTTCGTGATGCAAACGAAAAGCAACAACCAGTCATTATGGGTTCGTTGCCTGGTGTTCCAGCATCTGCTGCTGACGCATCTAAAGGATTCAATGACCCCAATGGAAAATACCCTAGCACAATATCTCACTCTGGTCACACGACAGGAGAATCAGATGTATCAAGACTTGCAAGAGGAAGTGATGCAGAGAATCATTCATCACTAAAAGGTCGTAGGACTGCTAGAATTACAGGTGTAGATACTGCAACCAAACCACATTTAAGTAATGTTTCAACACAATCTTCCGCGGAAACAAGAGGTGACTTTGATGAACCACATCCTAGAGGTGTAGAAGATACAGGAACATCTACAGGTCAGTATCCTTTCAATCATGTACACGAATCTGAATCAGGTCATATAATAGAGATAGATGATACACCTGGCGGAGAGAGATTACACAGAGAACATAAGTCAGGCACTTATGAGGAAATAGTTGCAGATGGCACAAAGACAGTTAAGGTTGTAGGTAGTAATTATGAATTGATTGCAGGCTCATCAAATGTACAAATAAAGGGAGATGTTAATTTAACTATTGATGGTACTAAGAGAGAATTTATAAAAGGTGATTACATACTAGAAGTGTTAGGTAACTATACAAGAAAGATTCATAAGAACGAACAAGTTAAGATTGGTGCTGGTGGAGCTGGTAACTTAGAAGAAGAAATTATAGGTAATCATGGATTTAATATAAACAATTCTGTAATAGGTTCAATTGGTAGTGGAACAGATGATAACAAAAACTATATATTAACTATAGGTGGTAATCAAGCTACAACTGTTGGTGGAGCTCTAGCATATCAAGTTCAAGACAGAGTTATGCTTAAATCAAGTGATGTTATAATGATGCATGCTAACAAACGAGTTGCAATGGTGTCTATAAATAATGTTGATATTAGTGCTGGAACATCTATGTATATAAGTGCTGCTTCAACAATGGATATTAAATCAGAGGCAGTTGGTACTATGACATTCTTAGGTGACGGAAGTACAATTACAGCAACTAATGGTTCAAGTACAGCAATCGAACTTACAGCTCATATACATAGAGATACGCCTGGACTAGGTTCTAACCCTACATCAGCACCAGAAGCATAGGAGAATAAGATATGGCAGATGTAAAAATTGATGAAACAGATTCAACTAAGATAAATCTTGAAGTTGCTGATACTGATGATTTAGTATTGAAATTGACTGGTGGTGATGTTGGTTTACAATCACAAATAGTATCACAAGCTTTACTGGCGGTTTATCCTGTTGGTTCTATATACATCAATGCTGGTGTTGCAACAAACCCTGGTACATTACTAGGTTTTGGAACATGGACAGCATTTGGAACAGGTAGAGTTATAGTAGGTGTTGATTCAAGCGATACTGATTTTGATACAGTACAAGAAACAGGTGGTTCAAAAACAGATTCTCATTCATTATCAATCGCTGAATTACCAGCACATACACACCAATTAGGTTCTAATGATTCAGGCACAGGAACAGGTGGTGCATCAAATGTAGAATTCACAAGAAGTTTTGGAGAGGGTAATGGTGCTTCTGTAACTTCTAGTTCTGTTGGTTCAGGTAGTGCTCATACTCACGATATTGTACAACCATATATAACAGCATATATGTGGAGAAGAACAGCATAGGAGAAAAGATATGGCAAATTTTAAAAGTTTAACATCTACAGTATGTGGAGCAGCTGGTGGATTAAATGATGTATTAAATGGAATAGATGACTTAGGTGATGATTTACTTAAAGCATTAGAAGAGGGCCCAGCCAAAGCTGCATCAGAACTTGCTGGTGATACAATAAATAAAGTTAATGATGCAGAAAAATTTCTAACAGGGTTAGTACCAAAAATACCTACTCTTAAAGATTTAGGATTACAAGATGAAGTGGATGCATTAAAAAAATTAGTTGGTCAAGGTAAAGCATACGCAGACAAAGTTACATCAATTGCTGCAGCATTTGGAGAGTTAGACTTCGAAAAAATTATGCTAGCAACATGTGACGCAGATAATCTAAAAATAGATAGTAAAGGTAGATTAGTAACAGTTTCAAAAAATGTTACAATAAGAGATACCTTTTTGGCTGTAGAAAAATATGAACAAAAAATTGCAAAGTCCATAGTAACTACTGCGGATGACTATGGTGTTTATAAGGGTCTTACAAAAGTTGCAGACCTTAAAGGTGATGTGGATAAGGCAATTACAAAAGGAACACAACTTGCATCAAAATTTACTAATGTTACAAAAACATTGACATAACTTAATATGATGAGAGAATCTCTTATAAATAATAATTAAATAACTAGAGATGTACAATGTCAGCATATAAGGATGCACAAGCTCAAAATGATATATCTAGGAATGTAAAACAATATTCCGATTTAGATTTATTCTTTACTAAGAAAGCAGTAGGTTCTGATGTAAATAAAATTACTGATATACAGGCTGTCAAAAGGTCTATAAGAAATCTAGTATTATTAAATCATTATGAAAAACCATTTCACCCAGAGATAGCTGGTGGTGTTCGTTCAATGTTATTTGAACCTATGACACCTATTATTGCGCAAATCATTGCTAGAAAGGTAGAGGATGTTATTGAGAATTATGAACCTAGAGCAAGATTGGTTGGAATTACAGCTACACCAAATATAGATAGAAACGAATACGAATTAACAATACATTTTTATGTAGTAAACGCACCCACAGAATTAGTAGAATTTGATGTATTACTAGAGAGATTAAGATAGATGGCAATCAACAAAAGAAAACTTAGAGTAACAGAATTAGACTTTGATAATATTAAAGATAATTTAAAAACATTTTTAAAAGCACAAACAGAATTTAAAGACTATGACTTTGAAGGTTCTGGTATGAGTGTTCTATTGGATACTCTTGCATACAATACTCACTACTTAGGATTTAATGCTAACATGTTGGCAAATGAAATGTTTTTAGATAGTGCTGCACTTCGTTCAAGTGTAGTATCTCATGCAAAGACTTTAGGTTATGAAGTATCATCACCAAGAGCTCCTATTGCCACAGTCAATATAAGTTTGTCTACAACTGCAAGTACAAAAACAATGCCTGCTGGAACAGCATTCACAACAACTGTTGACGGAACAAGTTATCAGTTTGTTACAGTTTCAGATATAACTTCTAATAGTACAGGTTCTTCAATTCCTTTTGATAGTGTAAATATTTATGAAGGTAGTTATGTGACTACAAAATATACAGTAGATACTTCTGATGTTGACCAAAGATTTTTATTAAGTGATGCTCGTTCAGATACTACAACACTAAAAGTTAAAGTACAAAATTCAGCTTCTGATTCAACAACGACAACTTACACTAAGGCAACAGATATAACTCAACTGTCTGCATCAAGCACAGTTTATTTTATACAAGAAACTGATAGTGGTCTATTTGAAATTTATTTTGGTGATGGTAAAGTTAGTACAGCATTATCAGACGGCAACATTGTTATACTACAATATGTGGTTACAAATAAAACTGCTTCAAATGGAGCAACTGCATTTGGTTCACCATCAAGTATAGATGGTGTTACAGGAATTACAACTACTACAGTTACAAGTGCAGTAGGTGGTTCTGAATCTGAAAGTATACAATCAATAAAATTAAATGCACCATTAGATTATGCAGCTCAAGGCAGATGTGTGACAGTAGATGATTACAAAACATATACTAAAAAATTATTTGCAAACACTCAAGCAGTTTCAGTTTGGGGTGGAGAAGATGGTAGTTATGATACAAGTACAGGTGTATCATCTAACCCAGAATATGGTAAAGTGTTTATCTCAATTAAATCTACTACAGGTGAAAATTTAACAACTGTACAAAAAAGTAACTTGGTTGCAGCATTTGCTCCATTCAAAGTTGCTTCAATTACACCAGTGGTTGTAGACCCAGAAACAACTTATCTAATTTTAAATGTTTCATTTAATTATGATTCAACTGCAACAACATCTACTAAAGATGAGTTAGCAAGTTTAATATCTACAACTGTTTCTAATTACAATTCAAGTGACTTGCAAGAATTTAATAGTTCGTTTAGACATTCTAAACTTACAGGATTGATTGATGATACAGATACATCTATATTAAACAATACAACTACAGTCACTATGGGTAAATTTTTTACACCAGTAATTGAAACATCATCATATAATATTAATTTTAACAATGCATTTTTTAATCCCCACTCAGGTCATAATGCAGCTGGTGGTGGAGTAATTGCATCTACAGGATTTTATCTAGATAATAGTACAATAACAGAATACTTTTTTGATGATGATGGCTCTGGTAATTTACGAATTTATTCTTTATCCACTGGTCAAGTAAGAACATATCTAAACTCAGAAGCAGGTACAGTAGATTATACTAATGGTACAATTAGTACAACAGCATTATCAATTTCTGCAGTGTCAGATGTGGATGGCGCAGCATCATCACAGATTCGTATAACAGCAATTCCAAAATCAAATGATGTAATACCAGTAAGAAACCAGATACTAGAAATTGATACAATTAATACAACAACAGGTGGAAATGTTGATGCACAGGCTACTACAGGTGTTGGATATACTGTTTCATCAACAGGTACAACATCAACTACGACTGTATCAACACCTTCATCTACACCAACAAGTTCGGCGTATTAGATGAATGGCAAAGAATGATTCAAAATTAGTCACTAAAATATCCCCACTTATTGGTGGGCAGGTACCTGATTTTGTACGAGATGACCATCCTGTTTTTCTTAAATTTCTTAAACAATATTATCAATACCTAGAGGCAGGTAGAATTGTCTATACAGGTGAAATAGATTATTTAAGACAACAAACTAACACACTAGAATTTATTTTATTAGAAGATGGTGAAAGGGTTGTTACTGAAGTTGGTGCTGGTACTACAGGGTTATTTATAAATGGCGAAACAATTACAGGTGCAACATCTAAAGCAACTGCAACAATATTAGTAGAAGATGGTAGAAATAGATATATCTATATATCTTCTCAACAAAAATTTATTACAGGTGAAACTTTTATAGGTGGAACATCTGGTGCAACAGGTGTTATGTCAGAGTATCGTGCAAACCCTGTACAAAACATTCAACAACTTTTAGAGTATGCCAATGTAGATAATACTATCTACGATTTCTTAGACCAAATGCGTGACCAGTTTATGAACGCAATTCCTGAAACATTAGCAACAGGTGTATCTAAAAGAAATCTAATAAAAAATATTAAAGATTTATATGGTGCTAAAGGAACATC